TTGAAGCCCTACTTCGGCCACAAACACGCCTCGTCCCCGATGTGGGTGACGATGGCAAGCCTACTGGCACTCATACCGCAAAGGTTCGTTTCCAGGACGTGGACAAGGGCGGGAAACCCGTCATTGTCGATTACACAATCGAGGAAGCGGTCAAGCGGATGAAAGAAAAGCCCGAAGAATACGGAAATCTTTTCCGGGCAACGACCACCGGTGGCACCGGGACAGTATCAGGTACTCCAGGCAGGAAGCCGAACGTCGCTACTATGTCGATGGACGAGTACATGGCAGCCCGAAAAGCGAACCCATCCGCTGTCGGGCTCTAAGTGATGGGGTGTGTTGATTTCAAACTCAAATCGTGGAGATTCCCATGAAGTACCTGAAAGGTACGCCGTTCGTTTCGGCCTTCGACAATTCGCTTGACGCTTTCCTCCCCGAACAGTGGGCGATGGAAGGCATTGCCATCCTGATGGAGAACATGGTTGCCGCCAACCTCGTTCACCGTGACTTCGAACCCCTGTTCGCCAAGTACGGCGACGTGGTCAACACCCGTAAGCCCGCCGAGTTCAAGGGAACTCGCAAAACCGATAGCGATGACGTGACCGTGCAGGATGCATCGGCGACGAATGTGGCGGTCCCCCTGGACCAGCACGTCCACGTCAGCTTCCTCATCCGCGACGGCGAGGAAACCAAGGCGTTCAAGAACTTGGTCGATGAATATCTTCGACCTGCTGCGATCGCGATGGCCCGTTTCACGGACCAGATCGTGCTCGGTCAGGTCTATCAGTTCTTGGCTAACCAAGCCGGCGGTATCGGCAGCTTGACGGCCAGCAACGCTGTTCAGTTGATCACGAATGTGCGCGAAGTCCTGAACGTCAACAAGGCGTACATGGACAACCGCTCTTTGATTCTGACACCGACGGCAGAAACTCAGGTTCTGCAGAACCCGACCTTCCACCAGGCTTACCTGGTCGGCGATGGCGGTACTGCTCTTGAAAATGCGAGCCTCGGCCGTAAGTTGGGTTTCAACACGTTCATGGCTCAGAACATGAGCAGCGTGAACGGTCAGATGACCACGCAGGTCGGCGCGGTCAACAACGTTGGTGGTTATGCCACCGGCACGACCGTCCTGGCGGTTGACGTTTTCTCTGTTTCGGGCCCCTTGGCCGGTCAGTGGGTAACGATCTCCAGTGACAGCACTGGCGATTTCCCCTTGTCCTACCACATCACCGCGGTCAATGCAAGCCCGGCCACCCAGATCACTCTGGAATACGGCCTCTCGCAAGCCGCGACCGATGACGCTGTTATCAAGGCTTATCCGACTGGTTTGGTCAATAACATCGGTGGCTACGCTGCCGGCTATTCGAAGTCGATTTCGATCGACACCTTCACAAACGGCGGCCCGACCGTCGGGCAGTTGGTGACTTTCGGTACCGACCTGGATCGGTACACCGTCCTTCAAACCGACGGTTCGACCTATATGGTCCTTGATCGACCTCTGTTCCTCGCCGTGTCCGACGATGAGCAAGTCAATCTCGGCCCCGCTGGCAACTTCAATTTCGCGTTCCACCGCAACGCGCTTACGCTCGTCATCCGTCCCCTGGCTCTGCCGCGGGCCGGTGTCGGCGCGATCAGCGGGTTCGCGAACTTCAATGGCCTGACCATGCGTACCGTCATCACGTATGACGGCAACGCCCAGGGCCACTTGGTGACGATGGACTACCTCGCTGGGATCAAGGTGCTCGACACCAATCTTGGCGCCGTCCTCGAAACCTAATTTGCGGAGACATGCCGGGGCGGCACTTGCCGCCCCGGCTGGCCTATGACCAAAAGTGAGAAAGAAATGCTTGGGGAAATCAAAGAAGCTCAAGCAATTCAGGGCCAGAAATTAGACGTGATGTCAAAATCAGTCGAGCAATTACGCGAAGCAATTTTAGGTGACGGGTCGGAGCAGAAACCAGGTTTGCACATGCGGGTTGATCGGTTGGAGCAGAAAGAGCGTCTTAAAGGTAAGATGCTTTGGACTGTTGCTACAGCGACATTCGGCCTCATTGTGAAAACCGTTTGGGGATGGTTAAAATGAGCCAGCTTCGCTTCATACGCCAGAACATCTACCAGCTTAAACGGCGGTATCCTGGGACCATTGACATTATTCGGCGAATAACCAATACTGTCAATGTGTCTACTGGGATCAAAACTGTTTCGCTGTCAGGTGTGCGTGTCGAGCGAGCTATCGTCTTGCCTTCGGCTATGAGCCGAGCCGCCTTATTTGATCGAACCTATATTGCCAATGATCGCGACTTCGCCTATGGTACTAATTTTGATGTTACAACTCGGACGTTCATTGTTGATCGGCAAGAATTGCCAATTGACTTTGAACCCCAGATGGGTGATTACATTGTATTTCGTGAAGTTCGTTATAACCTCCAAAAGATTCAGAGCCTTGAAGGCTTCGCATTCATTTGCCTCGGCAAAGAGACACTATCTGAACCACCTGCACTGTCGTTAGCCTTGAACGTCTATGACGATCTGGGTAGTGTGCTAGATAGTGCCAGCTTCGATACCAATTTGTCACCCAATGAGCAGCATGTCTCGGATATGCTCTTGATTGATGATGAGACAAATATGGTGGATGAGGAAAATGCAGCCGACGCTCTAATGATTTTAGAATCAATTCAACTTGAGGTTGACTGATGGCACAAGACCCCAATTGGGCACGCTGGATCAGGGCATCGGTTGCGGTATGGTTTCAGAACCATATTACGGCGGTCTCTGCTTCCTCTTATCTCTATTTTGAAGGCCAAGATCGTGATACTTCTAAGTTACATGACTGGGCTGAGTTGCGGATGATGGGTCCGTGGATGCGGGAACAAAGCCAGAACTACTGGCAGTTTGAGATCAGGCTTAACCTGTTCATTGCGAGCGGGGTTGATGCTACTGATCTTTATAAACAACAAAGACTACAAGGACTCTATCTCCCCATATTCGGCAACACAATACCAGTCTTTCGACTAGGAACCGGGGAGTTCGACGATCAAAGCTTAGTTGAATGCTTACAGCTAAGCCCGAAAGACCAAATCCAGGTCTTGAATTTTGGAATCGTTAATACGACCGATCACGTGACCCGAATGGAACAGTCGGCAATACAAGCCAAGTATTGCATGTACTTCCGAATTCCGTTAGGCTAGGAGTAAAGTATGGCTCAAATTGAACTCCGTCACGCGAACATTCGGTTCGTGGACGGCTACAAAAACACGGCACTTGTCAACGAATCGCCAGCGGCCGGTGATACAACGCTAACCATCGACACCCTCGGAACGTCGGGCACAATCCCGGTCTCCTGTCGATTTAGCGTTGTTGGCACCCCTTGCCGGTACACTGTATCCGCTACAGTGAATACAAATGAAGTTCAAGATATCAATCTTGGCTCACCGAGTTCCGGCACTTTCACAATCACTTTTCACGGAACGCTTGCTAATCCTGTCGTTATCACGACGGCTGCAATTGTTTACAATGCGATTCCCTCGGCGGTGCAGTCGGCTTTGACGACTGCCGGAATTTCGGCATCGGACGTTGTGGTGGGCGGCTCGGCCGACAACTACACGTTCACATTCCAAGGTCAATACGCCGGTTTGGCAATGGGCCTCTTAACCGTGAATGTGACAAGCCTGGTTGGTTATACCTTCACGGGCGCGACACGCGCAACTGTCGGTGGAATCACGACTCAACTGACCTTTTCACCAGCTTTCAGCACGGCCAATGGTGTGCCCGTTGATGATGCGGCGATCACTTTCACGGGGCGCACCCTCGAAGTGAACGTTGGCGATGGCACGCTCACGCACACGGAGAAGAAGAACTACCAGTACGTTCTGGATCGAGGAAACCTGCATACTGTCCGCGAGTTGGATCAGGCGCCATTGGAAGCGAAGTTGGACATGGTGTGGGAATTCTTGACAGCTATCCCCGGTTCGGTTACGCCGACCCCGGAAGATTGTCTCAAGCAACAGGGTGGTGCTTCGACCTGGGTAACTTCCTCGGCTGACCCGTG